ATAGAAGAAAGAAATTTATTGATTACATTAATTATAGATGCAAACCCCTCAAGTATTCCATCTTTTGCTTTAATTTTGTCTTTGCTAGGATCAGTTGTAGATTGTAAAAAGTTAGCACCAGATATTTTATTAGAAGATGCTTTAACTATAGCAACAGATTTAGATCCACCAACACTTTTACCAGTAACAGTGGTTTTTTTACCAACAATATTAGACGCCATCTCAGAACCAGAAGATGCTTTGCCTCTGGTTGCTTTGAATATTTTTAAACCTGTGCTTATAAGTGGAAGAATCATTCTAACTATAAGCTCCTATTAAATTATAGTCTGGAGGGTTCTGAAATATTTGAGAATTGTTAATATCAAATGAAGCAACTGCTTGTACATCACTATTAGTAGCACCTGATCCACTGGTAGTACTACCATCTCCTGTATCAGTTGGTGCTAGAACTACATTAACATTTCTCTTCTTCTTATCCATAGAAAGATCTGGTGTATTAATTTTATCTTCTACTATAGAAGCTCCTATGCCACCAATACTAGCAGCCAAAGATACACCTTGCATACCTGGTATGATGCTAGTAATTGCACCTACACCAAACAATCCAGCAGCATAAAAATTACCTTTCTTAATCTCCTCAATAGCTGATACTGAATCAAGATAGGTTCCAAGTAGAGGAAGTCCTCTAGCTACATTCTTCAATGTTCCCTTTAGAGCAGTGTTAGTAGCAAGTTTCTTACCACCAACATTTAATAATTTCTTTCCAAAATTAGGTAATTTATCAGTGACTTCAGCAGTAACTGCAGGTACAAAATCCTCTGCAATTTTAGAACCAACTTTACTCTGCAAAAGTTTTGGATCTGAACCAGCTTTTTTTAATGCTTCTTCAAGAGGATTAATACCCTTTAAAACATCACCACCAAATGCAGTACCAACATCTCTAGGATTAACAGGAATTGTTCCACCTTTTCCTTTAAGAATACTTTTTAAAAGTTTTTCAGATGCTTTAGTACCAACCTTAGTTGGTTTACTATAGACCTTTTTCATATCCTTTGCTAATTCTCCAGCACCTTTTAAATCTGGATTTTTCTTAAGAAATTCATCTAAAATTTTCTGTGATGCTATTTTTTCAGCTTTAAGAGTTGAAGGTTTCTGAATACTTTTAATTCCAGCATCTCTGATGGCGTCCCCAAAATTTCTCCCCTTTAGCACTTGCCCAAGAGCCTCATAACCTGCATCTGCTCTAAATTTATTCAATACTGGCAACTCTTTAACACTACCACCTAAAAGTGGTAATTGCTTCCTTGGCAAACTCTTAATTAAGTTCTTAGCACCACCAATTAAATTTCTAGCACCAGTAGTTCCTTTTAGTAGGAACTTAAATCCCTTTCTTGTGCCAAGAGCAGTTGCCCCTCCTCTAGTGAGTAATCTAAGTAAATTTTTTATCAGTCTACTACCACCTTTGACCAGACCACCAGCCACTCTAGCTATCTTACCAATAGCCTTACCAACTCTACTAACAATTCTATAAACTCTATACCCTATACCCAAAGCTAATATCGCTAATATACCTTTTAATGCACCCTCACCATTCTTCTGCAACCAATCAGAAATACCTTTAATAGTCTCCTGATTCTTAGGATCTTTCATCCACTTGTAGAATCCTAAGACTGCTGACCCAAGTATTATATTCTTGAAGAAATTTAATAATGTATCCCAAAAAGATTTTATTGGTTTGGCAATTGAACTTAAAATTCCAGATTTTATACCAGATTTCTCGGAATCCTCCAGACCTTCTTCTCTTTTTCTCTTTACTTCTAATGCATCTGCTCTACGTTGTCTAGCAGAAAGTAATCTTTTAAATCTAAATTGAATACCTAAAAGTAAAGCTATGTTCTTTAGTAATGATGCTATATTTTTTAATCCATTAAGTAATGTAGAAAATATAGGTGTATTATCTTCTTGAGTAGATTGAGTAGGAGATAACAATGCTACTGGATTTGCTTTTGGTGTTGGAGCAGGTTTTGCTCTAGGAATAAAGTTACTTCCCTTTAAAGTTGTTTTCTTCTCAGTAACCTTCTGAGCTTTACTAGGACTATCAGCTCTACTTGCACCTCTTATTTCTTTTACTGCATTTTGTAATATAGGAATCCTACCATCTTTAGGATTAGTAATACTTAAACTATTAATTGCTTCCACCAATGCTCTTAGCATATCAGCGTCACTTTCTATCTCCCAAACTTCATATCCTAAGTCTGAAAGTATTTTAATTGGACTAGTGGTTGCTGGAGCCATTAACTACTTGCTTGTTGTTGCTTTAATCTTTCATCCTCAAGGTATTGTTGAAGCATCCCAACATATATATCCCTTTCCCAAGGGATCAAATTTTCAATCTCAGTTAATGAATATTTATGGTACTGCATCAAGGAGAAATTAAGTTTATAATAATTCTCCAGATCCATATGCACCATACCTATGCGAAAAAAGATGATAACCCTTCTAATACTACAGTGTTCTCAACCTTAGTCTTTGGATTAGTAAAGGTTATGTTATGAGATAACTTAGGCATAGTAGTAAAGAAAGTTTCAATCTCTTTGAATTGCATACTATTCATCTGCTCTAAGAAATCTTTCATCTCTTTCTTAGTACAATCTGCAGCAGACCATACCTCTTCTTCATTATAAATTTTATCAATGCACGATGCTATCAATTCAAATGATTGATCCATTCCAACAGTATCATTAAAATCAAAATTATTTTTAATAAACTCATCCAATGAAGGATACTTCATCTCCATTACTAATTGAGCATCCAACTTAACCTTATTAGTATGCGACTCATCTTTCTGTATTTTAATATCATCTATATTAATAGTCACTGGGACTTGTGTTTCACCATCATCAGGAGCTATAAGATTAACTTCAATATCCTCACCTACAGATTTACCTCTAATATTAAGGAACAGATATTCTATATCAAAAGTAGGAAGTGATTCTACTTTCACTCCTCTTGTCTGTATACAATTCTTCAAGACTGTTCTAATACCAGTAGTAATTTGTTTTGTATCTTCAGACTCCAATGCTAAGACAAGTAACTTCTCTTCTTTGACTAGGAAAGGTCTGTACTTAACTTTCTTTCCTGTAGATGGCAACTCAAGTTCATAAGTTGGCGTAACAATGGTTGGTAATGGCATAATATCTTACAAAGATTTCAGTGTAGTTTATTTAGACTAAGTAGAAACAACATTTAATATTTCCTTCTCTACCACATATCTAATGAATGAGAAGGAAACACTGCATTTTAAAACTTGACTAGCTTCATATGAAACTGGAGTAGCAGTAATATCTCTAGGAAAAGCTTGAACAAAAGTATATTCTAAAATAGATTTCCTAACAGAAGATTGTTCAGAATAATGATCCCTTTCAAACTTAGTCAAAAATATATCATTTTTATATGTTTTAGGATATGCAACCCTCTGATTAGTAAAAGGACTCTTATACTTTTCAGGATCTGTAATCCCACTTATATAATCAATCCATCTTTCAAACAGTCTAATAACATTATAGTTTCTATCAACATAAAATGTCAACCCTAAAGTATCATCATATATTCTTCTATAAGCCATTTTCTCAGTTACACCCTGATAATCATTAGTAACATCATGAGTTGCTAATGATGATCCTGGTAGATTTGCCTCAGAACAAGACAAACTAACATTATCTAAATCTATACCACTTAAATCAGAAACCCTTGATCTAACTGCTGATGGTACATTTAAAGTTAAACGATATTGGGAAGTCTGAGCTACATTCAGTAATCTAGATTTTATATCAGTTACCCTTAACTTTTCTGGAAGAATCCCTGCCATCTATAAATATTTTTAGGTTATATATTATGTATAAGAGATGGCTGAAAGTATTAAGAGTAGGTACAAACCAAAATACCCTCAAAAATATCAAGGCAACTATAATAATATAATATGTCGTAGTAGTTGGGAACGTAAGTTCTGTAGATACTGTGACCTGAATAATAATATTATAGCATGGGCTTCTGAAGAGATAAGTATTCCATACATGTCTCCTGTAGATAAAAGACCTCACAAATACTTCCCAGACTTTCTAATGAAGGTGAGAGAAAGTAATGGTAGCATCAAAACTTATGTGGTTGAGGTGAAACCAAAGAAGCAAACTAGACCACCAAAGAAAAAAACTAGAGTAACTAAATCATATCTGTATGAACTTACTACCTATGCTATTAACCAAGCTAAATGGAAAGCAGCACAAGAGTATTGTTTAGATAGAAGAATTGAATTCAAACTGATCACAGAAGATGAATTAGGTATCAAATAATGTCAGAAAAAACAGAAGAACTTCAAGATAAAATTGGAGAACTAGATGATGCTGATGATATTATGATGAACATCATGGAGGTGTTTAGTGAAACAGAAATAGTTCCTGATGCAG